AGAGGGAAGTCCCACCCGGTACAAGAAAGGGAATGTCTCTACATCCTGGGGGTAGAGGCGTTTTGAAAAGCTACCAGAGTAAAGAAGGAGTCTCCGTTTCCACGGACCCTTCCATATATAGTGGAAACAAAATTCAGGCAGAAATGTCTGGTCCCGCGGAGGAAAACCGTCTTGGCAAAAGAGAGAAGATTGTCAAGCGTACGACACGTGGAAGAGCCAATGCTGCTGATGAAAGAGATTTAGAGCATGTGGTTAAAGATGATCGTAGACGATTAGCCTTTTCAGCAAGGTTTGTCAAAGCTGACGTGCCTACTAGTGGAGTTAGTAGAAGAAATAATAACAACAGTCGCAATTTTGATGAAGATGTAGCTCTTAATTTTATGGATAGAGAGCAGGAATTGCTTGGACAGATTGATGCTTGGAAAGAAAAATATGATGAGATACAGCAATCTAAGATTTTCACACCCAAGCCTAAGGATCTTTCTGATTTTGACTTTGAAACTCAAGATGCTAAGTTTTACATTGATTATAAAACTAAGAAAGTTCTTGTTGGAGGTATCAAGAGATTGCAGCATGTTTTTGTTGAAGAAATTCAGCAAGATTTTGTTGCTTTAAGAGATTTATTTAGATCAACTTTTCTTTGGATGTTTCTTGGGTTTCTATGTTATTGTTTTTCTGATTTGTTATTAGAATCTGGTTTGATCAAAGACACAATTGTAGTTTTAATGAGGACTATTTTTGTAGCTGGAAATTTGCCTTTTGGTTTATTTGTGAATATTCTCAAGTTTCCAATTGACAAATTTTTAAATGTCAACACAAATATGGAGTTTGTTATAGGGCTCTGGACTTGGGTTGTATTTCCATTTTTGATTTTGCTGATGATTAGAGTTCACATTTGGGCTTGTCACTGTGGGAATGTTCAACTGATAGAATGTAATGTTACTATTAGGGAAGGCATTTCTCGTGGTCATGAGCCTTTATGGTTGTTGTTAAAGAACTATAATAATAATGATGAAAATTGGGTTTCACGTATAAGCAATTTCACACTGAGTCATTCTGCTAAAGAGTTTGGCTTTTCATCGCGTGTTATGAAAGTGCTGGCAATACGCTATTTATTTGGTTTTGATTATCTTAATGAAGAATTGTTGCTAGATGATTCTGATTACATGCCATTAATTAGCTATTGTTCAATGTTGGATCATGAAGGGTTTTACGATAGGGAAGTTGTTGCTGCAAGTCTGCAAAATAATATTGTTTCAACAACAATGGATCAGAGTTTAATAATGGAAAGAGTTTCAAGGTCAATTTCAACTCTTTCTTTTTCGGTAACTGGTTCAACTCAATTATCTTTATCGGGTAATTCTCTTTCTTCAGATTCTTGTAAGTTAGCTACTTACTTGAGTTTTAGTGATCTATCGTTGAGAACCCATTTGGATTTTTGCAAAGGGCTAACACCAGAGCCCGAGCAAAAGTTTACTGCTTAATTGGTTATACACACGGCATGGGGGGGTTTGATCTTGGTATCCCTCCTGCTGTTCGATTAGGCACCAAGATCATTCTAAAAAGAAACAATAAAGATTTGGTTGTTCCAATTGTTTCCACTTCACTAGGTCCTCATTATGACGGGGCTGTTCTCTGTAAACCTAGTTGTGTTCCTCGAATGTTAGTTTTCGGATTAGCTAAGAGAACATGTCATGCTCCTCCAGAGCCTGATTTGAAGTTCTTTCGGGAGTTGAAGCTTTATGTTAAGAACTGGTTGGAGTCAAACATGACTCCTATTTTACCTTCTGAAGACATGAGCTTTGAAACGTGGATTGAAAATTCTCCGTATCCAAGGTCACGAAAAGATGAACTGATTGAAGTCAAGAAAGATTTGAATTGTTTGTCTGAAGATGACTATGAGATAAAATGTTTTGCTAAAGACGAGTTTTATACTGACTTCAAACATGTCAGGCCTATTAATTCTAGGTCGGATAAGTTTAAAGTTACAGTAGGTCCGGCTTTAAAACGCATTGAAGAGAAACTTTTCGCTCGACCTGAATTTATTAAGAAAATTCCTGTTCGAGAAAGAAGTAGATTGATTTATGACACCTTGTTTAAAACAGGGGCTAAGTATGTCGCTACTGACTATTCCTCGTTTGAATCTTTATTCACTCCCCGGTTAATGAGAGCTGTAGAATTAAAACTTTACAAGTTTATGCTCTCATTGCAACCAGATCACAAAGAAATGATGGGTCATTTAGCTAAGGCTATGACTGGAAGAAATAAAATAACTAACAAATTTGTTAGCTGTTCAACTCCTTCTGGTCGAATGTCTGGTGAGATGTGCACGTCATTAGGCAATTCTTTCACTAATTTAATGGTATTTAGTTTCCTCTGTCATAAACTCGGATCAAAATTTTCTGGGTTTGTGGAAGGCGATGATGGTATCTTTAGAGTTGACGGCTTAGTCCCTGATTCTAACGATTTTCGTCGCTTGGGATTGGAGATTAAAATGAATGTTTTCGAACATTTGGGAGATGCGTCTTTTTGTGGTCAAGTTTTTGATGAAGATGACAGGGAAACTTTAGCTGATCCTCGTGACAAATTAGCTAGCTTTGGATGGAGTTCAAAATTCTATGTTAAAGCGCGTCCGAGTGTGCGGCTGGCTTTGCTTCGTGCTAAAGCGCTTTCCTTGTACTATTCATATCCAAATTGCCCAATTCTCAGTCAT